CTGTTGCGTCGGCTATGGCGACTCACTACGCCACAAAAGCCAATGATGGTGTTGATATTGTAATTGTGTAGCACACACCCCTTACAATTCTGAGGTAATGGGTGCTATTAGAGATTTCTTCTTTCCAACAGTAAGCGCATCTGAAAAGATTGACGTTACTGCCGCGCTGACTCCCGTCCAGATACAGGATCAGATTTATAACATTCTTGGCGGAGCTACAAATACAACTCGCGCAATGGCGATGAGTGTCCCGTCAGTTGCTCGCGCTAGAAATATCATCTGCGGAACAATCGGTTCATTACCTTTAACAACTTTTAATCGCATTACTGGCGCTTATGTAGATCCGCATCGCGTTATCAATCAACCAGATCCTAGAGTTGCTGGTTTTGTAATTTACAATTGGTTGGCTGAAGATATTTGGCTATATGGCGTCGGTTATGGACAAGTTTTAGAAATGTATGCTGCTACTGATGGCGGCCGCGTTCGCGCTTGGACTCGCGTTAGCCCAGACCGCGTAACAGTCGAAACTAATTCTCAAAATACCGAAATCACAGGTTACCGAGTGGATGGTAAAGCTGTGCCGATGAATGGTGTCGGTTCAATTATTCGTTTTGATGGCCCAGATGAGGGATTACTTCACAGAGCTGGTAAAACAATTTCAGCAGCAGTATTTCTAGAAAATGCCGCAGTAAATTACGCTAAAGAACCAGCGCCATCAATGGTTATTAAATCCAATGGCACAAATTTAACCGCTGAAAGAATTTCATCGCTTTTAAGCGCTTGGAAAACTGCTCGTCAAACTCGCTCGACCGCTTTCCTTAACGCTGACGTCGATCTCAAAGAATTTGGTTTTGATCCCAAGTCATTACAACTTGCAGAGGCCCGTCAATATGTTGCGCTTGAATTAGCTCGCGCTTGTGGAATCCCTGCTTACTTTTTGAGCGCCGAAACTACTTCAATGACTTATTCCAACGCGGTATCAGAGCGGCGCTCACTAGTCGATTTCTCACTTCGCCCAATACTTAAAGCGATTGAGGAAAGGCTCTCATTACCGGATTTTGTGCCTAACCCAGTAATGACGCGCTTCGCGTTAGACGACTTCCTTCGCGGTAACGCGTTGGAACGCGCTCAAGTCTATGAAATCCTAAATCGTATCGGCGCGATGAGCGTTGAGCAGATTCAACGAGAGGAAGATTTAATTCCAAATGAAAATTAAGATGCCGATGGTCGTAACCGCTGCCGACACAATTAAACGCACAATTAGCGGAACTATTGTTACTTGGAACGAGCAAGGCAATACGTCAGTTGGCCCGACAGTTTTCGCTGCGGACTCAATTGATATAAAGCCTGTTAAATTGCTATTGGAGCACGACCGGACTCGTCCAATCGGCAAAATGATTGCTCACGAAGTAACTAAGGACGGAATTGTGGCTACGTTCAAAATCGCTAACACTATGGCCGGAGAAGATGCTTTAATCGAAGCCACCGAAGGATTAAGGGATGGCTTTAGCGTTGGCGCACAAATTAACGAATGGGTAAACAATAAAGGCGTTATGCAAATTACAAGCGCCACCCTTGACGAAGTTTCATTAGTAACTGATCCAGCTATCGATTCAGCTCGCGTTAGCGAAGTCGCTGCATCAGAAAACGAAGCACCTAAAGAAGAAGATTCTGCTCCGGCGACCGCTGAAGCAGACAAACCAACCGAAGGAGAACAAGTGTCTGACACTACCGTTCCTGCTCCTGCCGAAGAAACGGTAGAAGCAGCTAAGGTGGAAGCCGCTGCGCCAAAGCCAGCGTTCTACACCGCACCTCGCCTAGAGTTCACAAAGGCGAAATATCTTGAGAACAGCATCCGCGCCGCACTTGGCGATGACGATGCACGTTCTTACCTACGCGCTGCTGATAACACAACAGACAACGCAGGATTTATCCCAACTCCACAAAGCACAACTCTTATCAATGGCGTCGCTAATGGCGATCGCGGATTTATCGATGCTCTCTCACGCGAAACCCTTGCGGCTTCCGGTATGACCTTCGAATTGCCTCGCATTAACACCGCGCCAACTGTGGCTTTGACAAATGAAGAAGGCACACCTTCCGAGACAGATATGGGAACTGCTTTTATCTCCGTTGATGTCAAGAAGTTTGCTGGACAACAGACTGTAAGCGTAGAACTTATTGATCGTTCTAGCCCTGCGTTCTTTACTGAACTCGTCCGTCAAATGGAGTTCGCGTATGCAAAGGCAACTGACGCTTATGCAGTAACTCGCGCATCTGCAACTGCTTCCGCATCAACCGCTAAGGCTGGCGCAACAGCAGCTAACTATCTCGCTTTCTTTGCTAACGCTGCAAAGAACGTTTACACAGGATCGCTCGGCTTTGCTCGCAACGTCGTAGTGTCTCCAGACGTATGGGCCGAAATTATGGGATTGAACGACAATGGTCGCCCAATCTACATCGCTTCCAACCCATCAAACGCAGGTGGCGCACTTTCTCCACTTTCCGTTCGCGGTAACGTAGCTGGTCTCGACCTCTATGTATCTCGCTCACTTTCCGGAACTGGTGACGGATCAATTTACGTCATCAACCCAGACGCGCTTACATTCTACGAAAGCCCACGTCTAACACTTCAGACAAACGTCATCGCAAGCGGCCAAATCTCCGTAATGTATTACGGCTATGCGGCAGTAGCACCGAAGCTTCCTGGTGGCTACACAGCCAACGACAACGCTTAGTAATAGTTAGGCCCTGTCCGCTCCCGAGCAGGGCTTAACCCCTTAGAACGAAAGGAAGGCGAGATGCCAACGATAGTCACGGCCACAGAGCTAAGAACCATTCTTGGCGTCTCGTCTGCCCTATATTCAGATGCTTATTTAAATGACATTGTGGACACAAGCGAAAATGTAATTCTGCCAATGCTTGTCACATTTCAAAGCAAAATAAACAAGGTCAAATTAGAAGATAATGTGGCTTATTTTGAGACCGCCACAATTCACGAATTCACCGAAGGCCAATCCGTCATTATTACTGGTTGCGGATCTCCCTTTAACGGCACTCACACAGTAACCGACGACGAAATCACCGATTATGTATTTACCGCAGCCATCACAAATGCAGACATACTGGAAAAGAACGTTATCCCAGCCGGAAACGCTGCGTTATCTGGACTATCGACCTACGTCGGAAACCCTAACGTCGAGTCTGCTGTATTGGCTATCTCTGTCGAAATTTTCCAAGCCCGAACCGCAGCTGGCGGACAAATCGAAGGCGTAGATTTTGCCGTAACGCCTTACCGCTTATCTAAAAATTTATTAGCCAAAGTAACTGGCCTTCTTGGGCCTTATCTTGACGTTGAAACTATGGTGGGTTAATGCCCAGCATAGCCACAGACGTTCGAGGTGCTATCAAAACAGCTTTAGCAACTGTCAGCGCTAACGTTTACGATCACGTTCCAGAAGCACCCATCGTCCCAGCTGTCGTCATAGTTCCTGACTCGCCTTATATGGAAATGGACGTTATTGGTAAAGTAACAACAAGAGTCAAATTAAATTACGTCATTAGCGCTTGTGTCGCTTACTTTTCTAACCCAGCAGCTCTTGATAATTTAGAGCAATTAGTTATGAGTATTCTTGGAAAATTAAATGATTCCAAGTATGAGTTATCGACAGTCGAAAGACCTACGGTAACTGAAGTCGGAACAACCGCTTTACTTGTTTCTGACATCCGCTTGAGCGTCCGCTACGAGCAAACTACCTAAGGAGATCAAATGGCAACGACAGTAATTACTGGCCGCGATGTCACTTTCACGTTGGACTCCGCGTCCTACGATGCTCAAGCGACTTCTGCGACCCTTTCCTGCGAGACAATTATCGAGACGTATCAAACTTTGGACGGCCGCGCATACAAGTCCACAGATAAACAATGGTCCTTTACTATTGAATTGCTTCAAGATTGGGGAGCTACTGGTTCACTATTCGAAGCTATGTGGACAGATGCAGAAGCAAATCCAAATACAACCCTTGCGGTTTCTTTTACTGCTGCATCCGGCGCAGTATTTGCTTTCAACGTATTGCCAATTTTCCCAAGCGCAGGTGGAGCAGCTCCCGGAGCACTCACCGACACTTGGACAATGACAGTCGTTGGTACACCTACAGAAACCTTCAGCTAAGAGATCGGAGCATCGGGAGCTATGAAGTCACAAATAAATATCACCTACAACTCTGGCGAACAAGCAAGTTATATTGCCCAACCGCCAGAGTTTGCTAAGTGGGAAAAGGCGACTGGTAGGAATATCGGCGAACTTGGCGGAGTCTGGGACATTATGTTCTTGGCTTATAACGCAATGAAACGAGAAGCCGCTGGAAAACCAGTTAAGGCTTTTGATGTGTGGATGGAAACTGTCGCTGATATTGAGACAGTCGCAATCGACCCAAAAGCCATCGAGTCGGAAGCGTAGGCCGCTTACTAGTCGAGCTGGCAATAGCCACTCATATTCCGATGCGAGAATGGACTGAAGCGGACGACATACTGACGGCGATTGAGATATTAAAAGAGAGGTCAAATGGCAGACTTTGATCCTACGCAACGCGTTATCCAGTATGACTCACAAGAATTGCGCCGCATTACAAGTGTCATCAGAAAAATGGGTGAGGAAGCGTCTGCGCAAGCTAGAGATGCTACTTCAAGTTTAACTAGTTACGCCGTAGATCAAATTAAAGCTGCTGCGTCTAGCGCGCCATCTCCAAAACAAGCTAGGCGCATCGCTGAAGGTGTTCGTATCAGTAAAACTTCCGTTACGGGTACATTTGGCTTGGGGTTCGCATCCCAAAAATTTAGTGGTGGAGCGACAACGCAACTTAATAATGATACCGGCAGCGGAAAAGGTATATTGGCGGGTGTAGAGTTCGGTGCAAAAAAATTAAAAAATTTTCCGCCACGAACTCCTAAATATGGGTTGCGCGGCAGTCGAGGTTATTTTATTTGGCCTACCTTACGCCGTATTCAGCCTGAAATTATTAAACGTTGGGAAGAAGCATTTTCTAAAATTGTTAAAGAATGGGATAACTAATGGCTGGCTCAAGAACCCTTAAACTTTCTATTCTTGCAGATATAGATAATCTAAAAAAGAATTTATCTTCGGGTTCTCAAGACGTCGCTTCATTTGGAGATAAAGTATCGGACTTTGGTAAAAAGGCTGGTGTCGCCTTTGCCGCCGCAACCGCAGCAGCGGCTGCTTATGCGAGCAAGTTAGCTATTGACGGCGTTAAATCAGCAATCGAAGATGAAGCTGCTCAAGCAAAATTAGCAACAACCTTACAAAACGTCACAAACGCGACACAGGCAACAATAGCTGCAACTGAGGCTTATATTCTTAAAACTTCTTTGGCTACGGGCGTTAGTGACAATCAACTTCGTCCAAGTTTAGAACGTTTAGTTCGAGCCACAAACGATGTCACAGAGGCACAAAGACTGAACACATTAGCCTTGGATATAGCGGCTGGAACGGGTCGTTCACTTGAATCCGTAAGTGCTGCGCTCGCTAGAGCCTATGATGGTAACAACTCCGCTCTATCGCGTTTAGGTATTGGCTTATCTGCCGCTGAACTAAAGTCAATGACTTTCAATGATGTGACAAAAGAGTTGGCTAATACCTTTGGCGGTCAAGCTACTACTCAAGCCAATACTTATGCCGGACAAATGGCGCGATTGAACGTCGCCTTTGATGAAGCAAAAGAAACTGTCGGTGTTTACATTCTCCAAGCCTTAACGCCACTTCTAAATATCTTAAGCAACAATATCGTTCCGTCTTTTGAGCGTCTATCGTCCGTCTTAGGGCCAATTTTCCGAGATGTGTTAGATCGCGCTGGTGTGGTCGTTAGGGATATCCTTTTACCAGCCTTCCAAGCGCTTTGGGCATTTATTCGCGATTATTTAGCGCCTATTATTTCAAATGTCCTTCAACCGGTATTTGATGGACTTGTCAGAGCAGTAAACACAGTTGGCTCGGCGTTTAAGAATAATCAAGAGGAGTTAACACCTTTTTATAATCTTTTGCGTACTATTGCAAACTTCGTCCGCGACTTTGTTGCTCCTGCTATTGGTGACGTATTGGGAGCAGCTTTACGAGTTGTTGGATCACTTGTTTCCACTCTTATAACTAACTTCGCTCGATTAGTTGACTTCCTTGATGATGTATTGTCTAAAATCCGCCAATTCGTTAACTACGTTCGAGACAACCCCATCATCTCTGGCATCAGCGGCGTAATCGACCGCATCTTTGGTGGCGGTCGAGCTACTGGTGGAGCTGTAACGCAGAACACCGCTTATATGGTTGGTGAACGAGGCCCTGAATTATTCGTTCCGAATACCAACGGAAGTATTGTGCCCAACAATGCTTTAGGTGGCGCAAGTATTAACGTTACTGTTAACGGGGCAATAGATCCTGAATCCACAGCTCGACAGATTATCCAGATACTTAATAACTCGGCCTATCGAGGAACTTTGGGAGCTGGCGCGCTGGTATGAGCCTCTGGACTCCCGAATGGAAAGTTTTAGTAAACGGCGTTGATTACGCATCTGCCACAGTAGCTAACCTAACTGTTACTCGCGGGCGTTCTAGCATCTATGAGCAGCCTGTCGCTGGTTATTGTTATTTGCAGTTGCTTGACGTTAACGGCGATACTTTTGATTTACAAGTTGGGCATCAAATTAGCGTCCAACTAAAGAACTCCGCTGGAAACTTTATAACTATTTACGGCGGTTACATTAGCGATATAGCCACATCAGTTATATCCACAGGCTCGACGGCGACTGTAATGGGTATCAACATCACCGCTTTGGGTGCTCTCGCTCGTCTATCCCGTTCTACTTGGAGCGACGCTTTATCTAAAGATGACGAAGGCTCTCAAATCTTCACAATTGTTTCCGAAGCTTTGGCTAATGATTGGCAGGAATTACCAGCCGCCGAGACTTGGGCTAATTACACTCCAGCGACAACGACTTGGGCTACGGCCGAAAACATTGGTCTTGGAAATATAGATACAGGCGTTTATGAAATGGTTGCTCGAGCCGCTGATCCTGTAAATTCCTATACCTATGTAGCGCAGTTGGCGGATTCGGCTTTAGGAACTGTTTATGAAGATGATGATGGGCGAGTTGCTTACGATAATCAAGATCACCGACAGGATTACCTCATAGCCAACGGCTTTACAACCCTGAGCGCTAACGACGCGCTTGGCGTTGGAATTCGTTCACAAATACGTTCCGGCGATATGCGCAACAATGTGACAGTTGTTTATAAAAATGGACAGACTGTTATTGACTCAGATGCCGACTCAATCCTTAACTTTGGCAACTATGCTGAAATTATCGAGACAACCCTAGACTTGCAAGCTGACGCCCAAGCCTACGCCGAGCGTTTAATCCTTTTGCGTTCATTTCCGCGACCCATTCTTGATGCCGTTTCTTACCCTCTTGGCAGTCCTGAGCTAGACAATACTGACCGAGATGCCCTTATAGACATATTCTTAGGGCAACCCATCGAATTGACCGACCTACCCAGCGCCATTTCCTCTTTAAATTATCAAGGCTATGTGGAAGGTTGGACGTTCCAAGCTGGGTTTAATTCGGTCAACCTAACCTTTATCCTTTCGCCGCTGAGCTACTCGGGCTACTGGCAGCGTTGGGAGCAAGTCAATCCAGCAGAAAGCTGGAATAGTGTGCTCAATACCTTAGAATGGCAAGACGCGATAGGAGTCATTAGCTAATGGCAAACACAACAAACTTCGGCTGGGAAACC